TCACCCTCTGTTTCTGACTGATATTCAATATCTGAAAGCAGCACTTCAAACTCAAGCGTGGTTGTGTATCCACTACTGCTCAGACTGTGCGTCACCTTACTGATAATCCACGGCTGCACATCGATCACGGATTTAAAGCCGCTCACCCTGACCGGTGTCTCCGGGTACAGGTCGGCACGTCCCATCGCGAGCGTAAGCGAGAACTCAGCGACGCCGCGCTGCAGCTTATCCCACTTTGCTTTAGCTGCCCGCATCGCTGCCGCTTTCGTCGCATACACGGTCGTCAGCGTAAAAATGTTGTCTTCAGTCCCTGCGAGATAATCGCCCCCTCTGGCCTCCGGTGTTTTGGTCGCGGTCGCCTTTTTCTTTATAGCCGCCGGGTGCTCCAGCACGCGCAGGTGCTTTTCTTTCGGCTTGCGCTTTACCTTAACTTTCTTAGGCTTGGGGTCTTTGGTATGCAGCCAGCTTGCCGAGACGCCGGTGTATGCGCCACGGTCGGCAATGCTGAAGCTGTGCCGGTCGCCATCCTGCCGCGTGATCGTCATCTGCGGAATTGGCTTGCCGCTGGCGGTGACGCCGTTACCGGGTTTTATAAACAGAAGCCGCCCGGCCTTCACTGCTGCAACCGCGCCATAAAGCGTGGCGAGCCGCGTCAGGAATTTGGCGTCAGTCTCCTGCGTCTGGTCGATGTGAGCCACGGCAATTCCGGCGAATCCATCGGCCAGCATTGGCTTTAAGTGTTTGCGCCCGTCTGCCGCGTCCGCATCCAATAACTGGCTGGGCGAAGAGGTGATCACGTTCCGCTCTTATTCACTGCAAGCGGCAACAAAGTGAGGATGTAACGCCTGCCTGTGCAGGCGTTAGTTATTTACCCAACCAGCGCCCGGCCTGTGCAGACTCAACCAACAGACGGAGAGTAAGCGGATCATGTGGTGTGGTGAAATCTTCCGGGAAATAGTCGTTAAAAGAGATGGTACCGGGGTCAATGCGAAAACTGTCAGCATAACGCTCAAGCAATTCATAAGCGTCAATGGGATCCATGCGAAAGTCGTTGTTCAGATCAGTGTCCAGCTCAAGCTTGTAACGTTTTAATGTGAACAAGCTTCTGCCGTTATAATCTTCAACCAGCGCAAATACTGCCTTCTCTATATCCTCACTCACCATATTCTGTCGTCCTTATGGGCAATAAGGTTGTATTTTACCGTCGTTTTCCAGCCTGTCTCCGCTACATCAGCGGCCATAATAACCCATCCTAAAACCGGAATTGTGCGACCGACGAATGTTCCCAATTTATGGGTCATTAACATTTTAATTTGAAAGGGTTTTTTAGGGTTTTGTATCCACGTGGGCAACCTGAACGGCAGACGGTAGTCGCGTAACAGCTTGCGAGAATAGACTGACGCATAAGAGGTACCTTTCCAGGCACCCTTTAATTTTCCTGACACGCTAATCGTGTTCTGCCCCGAGTAAATGGCAGCTATCGCGATGATATCTTTTGCACCGGTGAAGTGCTCAGCGGTCAAATCAATCATAATCCAGAAATAAAGCTCTCCGGGTGAAAGGTTGGTAAGACCGCCATAGAAGTAAGTCCCGTTTAACTGCTCAGTTGTATCCATGTGACTCCCTTACATGGTTAACCATATTGGTCAAAACTTTATCTTAATGATTCCGGTCAGTACCTTACCTCATCTGCCGCTCTCAGGCCCGATGTACGAGGCTCAGATTATCTTTACCGTTTATATCTCATCAAACCATTGCGTGCGCCTCCGTGCCGCTTCCGCATACATGTTTGCCCCCGCGCGCGCAAGCTATTTCGGCCACGCCTGCCCGCATTATGCATCGTTTATGATGCAGCTACATCGAGCCATCGAAACCGCTCCGGAACAGGCCGGAACAGGCCGGAACAGGCCGGAACAGGCCGGAAACAGCGGAAATGAGAGTAGGAAATGCATGCAGAATAATGCACCCAATGCATGCATAGTTTTGCCAAAGCTGATTATCGGTAATACCAGGATTCACTTGCTCTTAGAGCGTGATCTTAATCGATAAATTTTGCTCACTGTAGAGACAGTGAGAACAGCCAAAATGACGGAGAAAAGGCCTAAAAAAATTATTAGGGAGAGTAAAGGGTTTAAGAGCCCCCCTAAGCTTGTGAAATCACTCACCCTTGCAAGCTGTTCAGGCGTCAATACACGAAGAATTATCTCCGGTATAATTAGAAAAAAAACAATAACAACCGGAACATAAATTAGCGTTTTTTTTGTTTTTCCCATCTTCTTTCTTGCCCTTGTTGGCGAATATGATCAAAAATCGTATAAATGATACAACAAGGAAACAAGGTATGTCACAACCCTATTTGCAATTGAAAATGCAGGCCAATAAGCAATTAGCTATTGCATTAAAAAATTCACTTAATGACATCCATGCAGATCATTTATCTACTATTGAAAAGGTAAAGTTGGGTGGGCAACGGCTTATCAATTATGGTTCATGTCTTGTCCCGAATGAATATTATCGTAGTTCATGTCTTGATACCTGGAGAGAGGACAAAAGGTTAGTTCTTTCTTTAGGTGAGATATATAGAAGAAACGATGTAGCTCTGGATATGGTTGAAATTTACTTCCGTAAAATCTTAACAAGGCTTGGCAATGAAAAAAGCAATAACCTTGTGTCCCACATTAAAAAATTGTTAGGCAAAGCGGCAGATCATGCATCTGCTAAAGCCAGCAAGCTAGCTCTATCCTTCACAATTGCCAACTTAGTGCTTAGCAGCGCCGACTGCAAAAAAAACCATATAAGACTAGTTAATTCGTTCTCAACATGGTTTGTGAACGCGACAACACTTTATGCCAAAGCACAAGTAGCCGCATCAGCCGCAAACAGGCTTAAATTCCAGGATTGTTCATATTATCAGGCTCTATGCAAAGAAAACCTTGAAATGCTTTACTTTCTTATTGAGCCTCAAATGTCTGAAATAATTCACCAGGTGAATTCTGGAGATAATAACGAAGAAAAAATCGCAGATGCTTTGTATGAGATTTTACGTAAATGAAGCGTGCAATTCTATGGTTAATCCAGTCATTTTTCTATTTGATACCTGTCGCAATTATTGGAGCAGGTATATATGTATTTGTACGCTTTATCCCGAGCTATGCAGCACTTCTTAGCTTATTATGGATAATTATCGTTTCTTATATATATATTAAGTATAATAAATGGTATTAATAACATTCTGATATTCGGAAGGCTTAACATTCAAACAATACGGCCGAAAAAGCGACCGAAAATTGATTATCAGATAACGTGTAATTAGCCGCGATTTCAGCGATTAAATTCAGCGCAATCCCTCTGTCACGCTCTTTACAAATGCCCTCCGTGGTTAGCCGCGCGATCAGCCCCAAGCGCTCAATCATCACCCATTCTTGTACATCGTCTGCCATTTATACCTCGCAAATCCAACGATTTGTATATAAACAAAGTATGGTTTTACTGACAATTTGTGAAAGGCTTCTTTACCTCACATTAAGATTAGTCTCACAAAGCCCTTCCGCTAAAAATCATAAAGACCAAAAGGTTATAGTGAAAGCGGCTCCCAATTTAATCGGTCTGCCTAAACTATACGAGTGCCAATGCCACTCATTAACTGGAAAAATTGCCATATTCCGTGCAGCAAAAATTACTGTCACCAATGGTCATCCTCCTGTAATCGTCCACTAAGGTAAAAAGCCGCATTTATGAACCCGCATTCAGGCTACAGCCACCGACCAGTAGCCTGATTTCTTACTCACTCCTGTTAAAAACCCTGCCTTTCAGTTCCAGCTCTAACCGTCGGCGCTGCGGCCCCGTAGAGTTATTGACAGAACGCCGTGGACGCGGACGCGTCCTTAAATTCAAAACCCAAATCAACGGCACGTTTCGGAACAATTTTCCACTGAGCCAGACGGGGGAGGATGGGGGGGGCGTCACACACTTCAGTTGCGTAAACACCCTTGATACGCACGGTTTCCTCTCCGTACTCATTCACGTCTTCGCTAGCCTGATACCAGGCACGCACGGCCAGCTCGTCACGGCGTACGAACGGGACACCCTGCGCGTTAACGTATCCGGCCCAATCTCCTGCATCGGCTGCGTCATGCGCGGCCGTAAACTCGACGCTAAGGCCATGCGCAGTTTCGCTGTCTGCCATGCGGCGCAGCTCGCGGTAAACTGTGACCGGCGCGCCGCCCACAAACTGGAATTGCCGGATATGCCAGCGTGCCGCCCAGGCAGAAACGGCCGAGGCGGTTTCCTTCAGGTCTTTGCCGCTTTCGTCGTCCGTCTCGCCGTCGAGCGCGTAGCCATCGATATTCTTGGAAATGTATTTAGCAACGTAACCCGTCGCGCTGCCTTTCTCCGGGTCGATAGCCTCGGCGTGAAAACGGGCCTTGCGGGCCTTGTCGGTTGTCAGCTCGCTGCCGTCTTCCTGCCAGGCGTAGTCGCGCATAATCTCGCACACGCGCTCAGCCTGCTCCGGGCGCATTAACATAAGCATGTGCCAGTGCGGGGTCGCATCATGATGAGGCTCAGCAACGCGGATCCCGAATATGCGGATTTCTTCGCGGTGCCGCCTGGCGCGGATTTTCTGCCAGATGCTGCAGAGATAACGCTGCGTGTCGGCCGGGCTGGCACCGTTCCATTTACGGTTACGATGCCCGGTTTTGATTGTGGCGTGATAGCGCGCCGGGGCGGTCAGCGTGTAGAACTCGCCGATGAAGCCCATTTCATTGCAGATGTTTTCGAAACGGCGAATACGGGTCATCAGTTCGCAGCGGCGGATCGCCGGGTTGGCCACACTGCCGTCGTATTTCTCAATCAGGCTGATGCGGTTGCCTTCCTCGTCTTCCCGCTCCATTCCCTTCAGAAATTCACGGGTGCGACGCTTCTGCTCGCGCCACTCTGAAACGGTCATGCTGCTGGCGTAAGGGGTAGGCTTTTTGCTGATGATAACCGGTTAAACGCGTCTTCATCTCAAAATTGACGCTACTCGCAAAAGCCGCAATAACCTGCCCACCCCGCACCTAAAGCTTATCTGTTATCTTGTTATCATCCCGGTTTGGCTTATTCTGAACCTACAATCAAATGGAGGAACATTTATGAAAGCAGCAATTGCGAATAGTGAACACCAGGTTGAAGTGGTTGAGAAGACATTGCGTCCTCTCAAAACCGGTGAAGCACGGCTCAGGATGGAATGCTGTGGCGTATGTCATACCGATTTGCATGTGAAAAACGGTGACTTTGGCGATAAAACCGGCGTGACGCTGGGTCATGAAGGTATCGGTATCGTTGTGGAAGTCGCCCCGGATGTCACCTCACTCAAGCCTGGCGATCGAGCCAGCATTGCCTGGTTTTTCAAGGGCTGCGGGCACTGTGAATACTGTAACGCCGGTAATGAAACGCTCTGCAGAGAGGTGGTCAATGCCGGTTATACCGTGGATGGCGGCATGGCTGAAGAGTGTATCGTGGTTGCCGACTACTCGGTCAAAGTCCCCGACGGACTCGATCCTTACGCCGCCAGTAGTGTCACCTGCGCCGGTGTCACCACCTATAAAGCGGTAAAAGTATCAGAGGTAAAACCGGGTCAGTGGCTGGCGATTTACGGCCTTGGGGGGCTGGGGAATCTCGCCCTGCAATATGCCAAAAACGTCTTTAACGCCAAGGTGATTGCCGTTGATGTGAGTGATGGGCAACTGGCACTGGCGAAAGAGATGGGAGCCGATCTGGTCGTAAACTCTGCCAGCGAAGATGCGGCTCGCTTTATTCAGGAGAAAACCGGTGGGGCGCATGCAACTGTAGTAACGGCAGTTGCCAAAGCGGCGTTCAACTCCGCGGTAGATGCGGTCAGAGCCGGTGGTCGGGTCGTAGCCGTCGGATTGCCGCCGGAAGCGATGAGCCTGAACATTCCACGTCTGGTACTTGATGGGATTCAAGTGGTGGGATCGCTGGTCGGTACGCGTAATGATCTGGCCGAAGCATTCCAGTTTGCGGCAGAAGGGAAGGTGGTGCCGAAGGTGACCAAAAGGAAGATTGGTGAGATCAATACCATCTTTGATGAGATGATTCACGGTAAGATCCGCGGCAGAATGGTGATCGATTTTAGCGATCAGCCTGCGAAATAAAATGTGCTGATAATCGCAGATGCCCGCCTGGTGCGGGCTTTTTTATCTTTTTAAGATCAATTCCCGCCATCTACACTCTGAAGAGCACATTCCGCTAAATAATCAATAAGAAATTCTTTATGTTTCATGATGTGATTTCGCTTGCACTTTACCGGTAACATTATACTTTATGAGGTGAAGTCTGATTACACACATCTGAAGGAGCATTGTTTATGGCTAAGCATCATTTACTTAAATCCATTGAAATTGCAGCGATTGTGCTGTTTGTCCTGATTCTGGCGTATCTGGTTGTGACCGGCCTGATGTCAACCACTGGCATGGATCACGCCTGGCCTTACCCCACTAAGTAGCTGACTGCCGCACCAGGGAAATTATAAATAATATAAATAATATAAATAGGTAAACGTTTGATTGACGGCTGCGCCTGGCCAAACCTTACCAGCAGAACAGCAGAACAGCAGAACAGCAGAACAGCAGAACAGCAGAACAGCAGAACAGCAGAACAGCAGAACAGCAGAACAGCAGAACAGCAGAACAGCAG